ATGACTAACCCAGAATACTTTTCTTTTTTCTGCAAAGAAGTTCTGAATATAGAAATCCTGCCTACGCAAGCGTTAATGCTAAAAGAGATATGGAATAGAAAATTTCCAATGCTAATCGCTAGTCGTGGCTTTGGTAAATCTTTTATACTTTCTGTATACGCTATTATTCGCGCTCTATTAATGCCCGGCAGAAAGATTGTTATTGTTGGTGCAGCGTTTAGGCAATCAAAAGTCCTGTTTGAATACATGGATACCATTTGGAGAAACTCTCCTATCCTAAGAGACATTGTGGGTAGCGAAGGCGGCCCAAGAAGAGACGTAGACATGTGTAGACTAAAGATTGGCGATAGTCAAATCACATGCCTGCCTCTTGGTGATGGTAGTAAGATTCGTGGTCAGCGTGCTAATGACATTATTGCTGACGAATTTGCGTCTATTCCTAGACAGATCTTTGAAAACGTTGTTGCCGGTTTTGCTGCTGTTAGCGCTTCCCCTATACAAAACGTAAGAAGGCTTGCGTCACAAAGGAAAGCTGTAGAGCTTGGCGAGATTTCAGAAGGTGAACAAGAATTTCATGATGAAGGCGCAAACCAAATCATACTCTCTGGTACGGCTTATTATGACTTTAATCACTTTGCTGAATACTGGAAGAAATGGAAGTCATTTATAACCAGCAAGGGCGACAAAAAGCAACTGGAAGAAATCTTCGGAGAAGACGGCATTCCTAATGGTTTTGATTGGCGTCAATATTCAATTATTCGCATTCCCTTTGAACTTTTGCCTGAAGGTTTCATGGACTCCGCTCAGGTTGCTCGCTCAAAGGCCACAGTCCACGCAGGAATCTATCAGATGGAGTTCGGAGCGTGTTTCTCCACGGATAGCAATGGGTTCTTTAAACGTTCTCTCATCGAGTCTTGCGTGGCAACTCCTGAAAAACCAATCAAACTTCCGAGTGGCGATATTGATTTTCATGCAGTCGTAAGAGGGGTTCCAAATACCAAATACGTGTATGGAATTGATCCTGCTTCCGAAGTTGATAATTTCTCTATCGTCGTAATGGAAATCCGCGAAGACCATAGTAGGATTGTTTATTGCTGGACTACTAACAGAAGTAGACACAAAGAACAATTAAAAGCGGGAGTTGCTGATGAGACAGATTTTTATTCTTATTGCTCTAGGAAAATTAGAGATTTGATGAAGGTGTTCCCTTGTCAAGAGATTGCGCTTGATGCTCAAGGTGGAGGTATTGCAATCATAGAAGCCCTACACGACAAAGATAAGATAAGACAAGGTGAAGTTGCTATCTGGCCTACTATTGACGACAATAAAGAAAAAGATACCGATGGCGAACCCGGACTGCATATTGTGGAGCTTATACAATTTGCTAAAGCTGACTGGGTTGCAGAAGCAAATCACGGGCTGAGGAAAGACTTTGAGGATAAAACTGTATTGTTTCCTTATTTTGATTCAGCTACACTTGGACTCGCTATATCGGATGATAAATTACAAAGTCGTCTTTATGACACTCTGGAAGATTGCATAATGGAAATAGAAGAACTCAAAGATGAGCTTTCTATGATAATCATGTCACAGACACCTTCCGGCAGAGACAAATGGGACACTCCTGAAGTTAAGCTTCCGGGAGGAAGAAAAAACAGACTAAGAAAAGATCGTTATTCATCTTTAATCATGGCTAATATGTCTGCCAGAAAGATATTGAGAACAGCTCCTCCTCATGTGTATGACACAATTGGAGGGTTTGCTGGAGGTGCCGCAGGTAAATTAGACGGACCTCAGTATGTTGGACCATCTTGGTTTACAGAAGGAATGAAGGATGTGTATTAGTTTGGTGTATAATCAATTAGATTAGTTTAATAATCATTCCAACTGCAATTGAATAGGTATAAAATGACTGATAATAACCCAATACAAGATCAAGAAAGATCTCAATCTTTTGTTACATGGTCAGACGAATCTGGAAAACGACAAGCTCTTGTTGATACTTCAGATAATATTGAGGCTTATGATGGTGTTCAAAAGGCCGCAGGGTATAGTCGTCGGTCTTTCTTAGATATTGAACCTAATCGTTCTGTTAGAACAGGCTTTACAAGAGAAGACTACAATAGGTTTCGCCCTTCTGAGTCCGTTCCTAAAAAACAAAAAGAAGCTATACGTATGTGTATGTCTGCATACGACAGGGTTGGAATTATCCGGAATGTGATCGACTTAATGGGAGATTTTGCTGGTCAGGGAATAACCATTGTTCATCCTAATAAAAGAATAGAGAAGTTTTTCCGAGCTTGGTTCAAGAAGGTTAATGGAATTGAGAGATCAGAACGCTTTCTTAATACTCTATATAGATGTGGAAATGTAGTAGTAAAAAGACGAACTGCCAAAATAAACAAAAAAACAGAAAAAGAACTCAAGGCTTTTGGCGATACAGATATCGATATACTTAGCCCAAAGGTAAACAAAAGAGAAATACCTTGGAAGTTTGATTTCTTAAATCCAATGTCTATTGAAGTAATTGGAGAAGAGTTGGCTACTTTTGTTGGCCAACCTCAGTACGCACTAAAAGTTTCTAAGTTGGTTAGAGGCTTGGCGACTAAAAGCATGACGGGAGATAGTCCTTATCACCGAAATATACAAGAAATGCTTCCTCCGGATATTATGAAAGCAATTAAAGACGGAGATAGTGTTGTTCCATTAGATCCAGATAAAGTATCTGTGTTCTACTATAAAAAAGATGACTGGCTTGTTTGGGCAAACCCAATGATATATGCCATTCTTGATGACATCATTATGCTAGAAAAAATGAAACTTGCTGATGTGTCCGCTTTAGATGGGGCTATCTCTAATATAAGACTATGGAGCTTAGGAGATTTAGATAATAAAATCCTTCCAACTAAAGCTGCGATTAATAAGTTAAGAAATATCTTATCTAGTAATGTTGGTGGGGGAACAATGGACTTAGTATGGGGTCCAGAATTAAAGTTTACTGAATCTAGCACACAGGTATTTAAATTCTTAGGAAAAGAGAAGTACGAGCCTGTACTTACTAATATATACGCTGGTCTTGGCGTACCTCCTACTCTTACTGGAATGGCTTCTGGAGGAGGTGGCTTTACTAACAATTTTATTAGTCTTAAAACGCTTGTTGAAAGATTGGAATACGGGCGTCAAGTTTTAGTGAGATGGTGGGATCAAGAACTTGAAATAGTTCAAAAGGCTATGGGCTTTAGGCTTCCCGCAAAGGTTCATTTTGATCAAATGGTTTTATCCGACGAAACTTCGGAAAAGAACCTGCTTATTCAATTATCCGATAGGAATATTATTAGTGCTGAAACCCTTACTGAAAGATTCGGTGAAATTCCTGAAATTGAGAAGATTAGAATCCGCAGAGAAGAAAAAGATAGAAATAAAGAAACCATGCCTCAAAAAGCAAGCCCTTATCACAATCCTCAGCATAGAAACGATTTAGAAAAGATCGCCCTTACAAAAGATGCTATGAACCCTGAAGATTTTGGCTTAGTTCCTTCTACAGATACTGGCGGTCATCCTTTGACCGACCCTAAAGATAGAAGAGACAAAGAGACTATCGAAAACCAAAGAGAAGAAAAAGAAGATAAGAAAATTGAGAAGGAAGAAAAAAGGGCAGAGATGAAAAAAGACACGTCTCCTAAGCAAGAGAAATACGACCCAACTGGAAGACCTGAAGACGGTAGACCAAGAAACTCTAGAGATACTAACAAAAGAAAAAAAAGAGTTGACGTGCCTAAGCGTATAACTAGTCAAATTGAAATTGTTAATCTTTCTCTATGGGCTAGTGAAGCTCAGTCAAAAATCAATAAGATAATCAATCCTGCAATTTTGGCTCACTACGATAAGAAGACTCTAAGATCTTTGACTAAGGGCGAAATGGATCAATTAGAACAACTTAAAATGCGCATACTTTGCAGCACCGATCCGTTCATGGAAGTAACGGCTGAAATAGTAAACAGCCTCCTGAAGAACCCCATTAGACCAACTGCGAATTTCAAAAACCTGATGGCAAATTTAAAGAAAGACTTCTTTAATAGAAATAGTAGAAAACCAAATGTTGATGAGATGAGAAAGATTACTGTTTCTTGCTATGCTTTAAGTAAAACAGAGTAACAGTATTTTGTATATTTTTTGTCTTATGGTGTATATTCTTTTGAGGTGACTTATGAAAATATACAAAAGTGAACTAGAAGCTGGACTCGAAGATGCTATAAAAGCAAACGCAAGTGTTGCGTATTCTTCGCCCGTTAGTTTTTATATACCAAACAAAGAACAAAAAGATAGTATTAAAAATCTAGTTGTAGCACAAGATAGCGCTATTGCTGAGAATAAAGATCAATACGATTTATACTACCTTAGTTCTATTTTGGTTTCCACTGGATGGAATAAAAACGACGATGTTTTCGATCTAGAAGAAACTTGGGGAGCAAAAGATACTCCTGTAGATAAACAATTTAACTTCGGTCATGATGAATCTGACATCATTGGACACATAACAGGAAGCGTTGTTCTTGACCAAGATGGTAACGAAGTAGAAAATATTAGTAATATAGATAAGTTTGATATTGCTACTAGTGCTGTTCTCTATAATAGCTGGACTACTCCAGAATTAAAAGAGAGAATGGAAAACCTTATTGCAGAAATCGAAGAGGGCAAATGGTTTGTTTCCATGGAATGCCTTTTCAGTAATTTTGATTACGCTATCCTTACTCCAGACGGAGAAAAGAAAGTCATATCAAGAGACGAGGCTTCTGCGTTTTTAACGAAACACTTAAGATCATATGGAGGAACTGGTAAGTACGAAGGATACACGATAGGTCGATTATTAAGAAACATTGCGTTCTCTGGTAAAGGTCTTGTGAGTAATCCCGCGAATCCGCGCAGCGTGATTTTAAATGACGTAAGTCCTTTTGCTAGTGCGCAAGCAGAAGAAATAACTAACTCTAATATTAATATGGAGAATAAAGATATGTCTGAGGTTCTCAAAGAACAAGTAGACGAACTTAAAGCTGAATTAACTCAGGCCAATAAAGCGCACGACGCTCTTAAAGCCGAAATTACTCAGCAAAAAGACGAAGAATTTCAATCTAAAACTGAAGCTTTTGAAGCTACTGTTTCTGAAAAAGATGAGGCTGTTACCGAAGCTCAAGCTGCTGTAGAAGTTGCTGAAGCTAAGATTGCCGAACTTGAAGAAGCGATTGCTAAAAAAGACGAAGAATTGGCTGCTGCCAACGAGAAGATTGAAGCCCACGAAGCTGAAAAGAAATTGTTTGCTCGTAAGAGCTTGCTCCTTGAAGCCGGTTTGGATAGCGAAGAAGCTGAAGCAGCCATCGAAAGATTTGCTGAAGCAAGCGATGAAATGTTTGAAGAAGTTGTTTCCCTTATTTCCGCAAAGAAAAAAGGCGCACTTCCTCCATGGCTAAAAAAGGACGAAGAAGACGACAAAGACGACAAAGAGAAAAAAGAAGGCTTTGTCCGCCCGAAGTCGAAGTCAGAAGTAGAAGCTACCGAAGCTGATGAAGCTACGGAAGAAGAAGCTGATGAAGCCGAAGGCGAAGCTCAAGCTGAAATTCTTGAGGAAGTTGAAGAAGAAGCAGAGGCTGCCTTAGCTGATGCTGGTGACGATTCTACTGAAGAATTGCAAACAAGCGCTAGCGAATGGTTAGAATCTAATGTTCTTCGTTCCACAGCAAATCTAAATAAATAATGTTTTATAAGGAGACATATAATGGCTTTAAAAGCTGACAGAAATGAACTCGATGTCGATATTTCGTTCTTCATGAATGAAACGGCTGAAAAAGGAATGGTTGTTTGCCTCAGTACCGTAGGTTCTGGCGCAGCAATGGATCAATCCCTTGCATTAGTGGCTAAAAAAGACGCTCATGCAACAACCACTTTTCCAGTCGGAATTTTACTCAATGATGTAGTTGATATTGACCTCACTCGCCAACATATCAATTGGCACAAAGATGAAGTCCAGAAAGGTGGCAAAGTTGCTATCCTGAAGAAGGGTTATGTAGTAACTGATCAGATTGCTGGTACACCTACTATTGGTGAATTGGCATACGTCGATGATGCTGGAGCAAATGGCTTAATTGCTACTGATGCAGCTGCGGGAGCTGCCGATGGTGACCGTAATGTAATTGGTCGTTTCATGTCCACATTGGACGAAGACGGCTATGCAAAGGTCGAGGTCAATCTACCTGTACCGATGGCTCCAACAGCTGGCGGCGTCCAAGTATAATATTATCCCTTTAATAGGAGAACTTTAATTATGAGTAAAATGACAAAACCTGATGATCATTTTATCGAACTCATTCAGCGCTCTGGTAGCGTCGATAAGAATGAGGCCCTCGCGGCACAGCGAGAATTGGCAGTAGCTTTAGAAACTCCCCTTCGTAAGGGTGTTTTGGTCGGTGATGTTCTTAATGGAATCTTTGAAAAGATCCAAATGGCTCCCGGTTCAGCTGCTGAATTTCCTTTAGACCTTTTAGCTCCCGGCACAGAGAATCAACATGTTGCCTACACTAATCCCGGTCATGGTCGTATTCCAGAACGCGCTGTAGAAGGTGACTATGTAATGGTCCCAACCTACACCGTTGCTTCTTCAATCGACTATCTCCTGCGTTATGCAAGAGAAGCCCGTTGGGATGTTGTAGGTCGCGCGATGCAAGTTCTTGAAGCTGGCTTCGTTAAGAAGATGAACGATGACGGCTGGCACACACTCTTAGCTGCTGGTGTTGACAGAAACGTTATGGTTTATGATGCAGACGCCGCAGTTGGTCAGTTCACAAAACGTGTCATCTCTTTGATGAAGACCGTTATGAGACGCAACGCTGGCGGTAATAGCGGTTCTTTGAACCGTGGCAAGTTGACTGATATGTACTTGTCTCCAGAAGCTTTGGAAGATATCCGAAACTGGGGATTAGATCAAGTTGACGAAGTCACTCGCCGTGAAATTTATCAGGCTGGTGATGATGGTTCTGCTATCACTCGTATCTTTGGCGTGAATCTTCACGACATGGATGAGCTTGGTGCTGATCAAGAGTATCAAAACTTCTACGTGGATCAACTCGCCGGTACTTTTACTGGTTCTGATGTTGAGCTTGTAGTTGGTTTGGATCAATCCAGCAGTGATAGTTTCATTATGCCTGTTAAGCAAGATATTCAGATCTTTGAAGACGATTCATTACATCGTCAGCAACGAGCTGGATTCTATGGTTGGGCAGAAATCGGCTTCGCCGTTCTCGATAACCGTCGTATCTTGCTGGGTGGCTTCTAAACCATTTGGTATATAGACTGTAGAAGAAACCGCCTCTATTTTTAGGGGCGGTTTTTTTGTTTGGTGTATAATAACATGATATTCTATAGTAATTGGAGTTCAAAATGACAA